CGAAGGAAGATTTCCTGATCGAACGAGCCGTCGTGAGCGTATTCACAGACGACGCGCCAATAGCCGAGGCCAGCCTGCACCGCAAACTCTGTCGCCGTGTCGTAGACGATTTCAGCGTGGCTGTTGTACTCGATATGACGAACAATGCCATCGAGAATCTTCGCAATCTCAATATCCGCATCACCGTCGACAGGGAGTGTTTTGACCGACGGCTTGTTCTGCTTCGCATCGTTGATAATCTGCAGGTTGTGCTGACGCGTCTTGTTGATCGTCAGGCACGGCCGCTGATCGCCTTCGCGCGTGTTGCGGATCGCATCGGGCCATTGCCAGCCGTTGTCGGCGTCGCCATTGGCGAACTTCAAATCTTCGACGAACTTCTTGCGAAAGTCGCTTTCGGCTTCCTCGCAGCGGGCGAACCGCTCTTTTGCCTCAGCGACAATCTTTGCGCTAGGACTTTCTTTCGGCTTTCGCGCCATTGTCAATATTCCGATGTGAACGTTTCGCCGTTCTGCTGGCAAAGCCACTCAGCGACGCGGTTAAGGTTCTCGAAAACGTATTCGCGCCCGACCGCGTCGGAGCAATACTGCATTGGCTCCGAAACGATCCAGCCGTTCTCAACTTTGCGCAGCAGATACTTGTTCATTTAACCCATCCATGCGCCTCCACCTATCACGGTGCGGCGGACTGTCGGTTTCGGTTGCGGTTTCGGAGCCTTGCCGGCGCGTCGTGCGCCCTCGCAGGCGTATCGCAGCGCGTCGATGACGTGGTTATCCTTGTCTTCGAGAATCGGCAGGATGGCGCCCGTCAGCGGGTCTTCCTTGTACTTGTAGAGCGTCAGTTCGTCGATCAGATGCTTGCACCGCGGATGCACGATGATGTCGAACGACTTCAGGAATTCGACGCCTTCCTCAAGCGATTTCGCGCCCTTGATGGCCGGCCGGATCTTCGGGAAGCCGTTCTTCTGCATGTGGCTGATCGTCTCGGGTCGCGCGGAGTCAGCCGTAATCGGCCACTTCTCAGCGTCCGGCACGCCCATGAACAGTTCCGGCAGGTTCACGATCTCGCAGCCGACCTGATACGCCTCGTAATCGACGTATAGGTTGTTGCCCTGGATGTCGCATCGGATCAGCACGGACGGGTCGACCGAGAAGCCCCAATCAGCGCCGAGCCGGTGAATCGTGCCTTCGGGCCGTTCGAATTCCTCGATGCGCCAGTTCTTGAACACGCGCGCTTCGCTGTTCTGCTGGTAGTGACCGAGCCAAACGTGCGCGTATTTATCAGGGTCGCGCCGCTTGTCGTACTCCATTTCCTCGCGCAGCTCGTCAGGGAGCCACGGATTGTTCATGTAGTTCGCTTCGACGACGACGGCGCCTGGCGGCAGTTCATCACCGCGGAGCAGTATGTCGACAGGATCAGTCGCCTTGCTCGGGTTCCAGCCAAACCACAGTTGCGAACCCGGCTTGCGGATCGTCGGACGCAGCAGCGTCAGGCTCTTGTCGCTGGCGTTCTGTGCTTCCTCGAACCATGCGCGATCGAATCCCTCGAGCGACTTGATCGACTCGGCTGTGTGGTTCTGCATGCCTTCAAAGATCGTCACGCCACCGGCCTTCGACAGAATGCGTCGGTCCTGCACGTTGAAGTAATCGCCGGCATTGAATGCGGAGATCTTCGACTCGAGCAACTTCTTCACAGAGAACTCGAGCGACTTCAGCGTTTCGCGCAGACAGACGAAATCCAGCTTTTCGCTGATGCTCTCCTCGAGCCACAGCTCGCCGAAGAAATGAGACTTGCCCGAGCCGCGGCCGCCGTGCGCTCCCTTGTAGCGTGCGGGCTGAAGCAACGGCTCGAATACTTCAGGCGTTTGTATTTGCAGGACGGACAATTACGCGCTCCACCTTTGTATATGCCGCGGGCTTGTTCGGATCGTCCTCGCCGGCCGCCGCAATGCCGTATGCCTCGCGCTCGAGCCCGACAAGCGTCTTGAGCGTGTCAGATAGCTTCTTCATGCTGTCGATGCGGCCGACGCTCGAGATCACGCGCTGATATACGTCATTGCGCTTGTCCGCGCCCTTCTCGTCATCGCTGCGCAGGAAGTCGCCGAGCTCTTGGAACAGTTCGATGCTGCCCGTCGCCACTTCCAATTCCTCGAGCAGCGCCATTGCCAGGCGTCTCGAGCGGGAAATGTCTGACCGGTGCGACAGTCGCACTCGAGCGATTGCTTCTGCATTCGCCTCGACGATCACCTTGTCGGTTTCCGCCTTCGCTTTGGAAACCTCGCTGGAAACCTCCGCTTTGGAAACCAGCGCGTCGGCCTTCGCCTTGATCTTTGCGGATAGGTCGCGCTCCCATCCGTCTTTGCTCGAGCGCTTGTTGATGGCGGTGTGTGACACGCCATGCGCGGATGCTATTTCCCGGACCGACAGCACGCCTGCCCGGTAGTCGGCTTCGATGCGCTCCCAATCCGGCGCGGTCTTTTCAGCCTGCGCCATGTGTGATCCTGTGTGTTAGGTGCGCGCTTCCGGCCCGTATGTGTTCCGGGTTCCTGCCCTGACCGGAGCGCGCGAAAGAGGGTTGCTACTTCTTGGCTTCACCGACGTCGGCCAGCTTCGCGATGATTTGCACCATCACACAGACCGGCAGGTATACCCAGTACAGAAGCCACATAACATCCGTCGCGCCGACGAGCTGAAGTATTTTGTAGAGCAGGAAATACCAAATGGGGGTAGTGACGAAAATAGACAGGATCGCGACAATTGCTTTCAATGGCTTCTCCAATAGTTGAGGGGTTGCTACGCCTGCCGCGTGTCGAGTTCCCGGCGTACCGGGCGGAGCGTCACGCTTCCATGAGCCGCGTAGCTGACGCTGTTTTCCCACCTGCGCCTGGGGATGAGTTCTAGTGCACTGCCCTGCTGCGCGCCATGATCTTCGCGGCAGCTTCGAATAGGTCCATCAGGTCGTCAGCCTCGTAACAGGCCGCGCGCTGCACGAGAAGCTCTACAGCGTCCTCGTTCATTTCCAGTGCGCCTGTCACGTACATGTGATGCATGGCGACCGCCAGCGCGTCGCATAGCGTGTCGATGTCTGCGTGCGGGTCGATTCGGCTCATGTCGCGCCCTCGAACATGTCCGGCGTGACGATGGTTCTCGCCACCTGGCCGAATCGCGAGTGATACGTGATCGCCACCGCGGCGCGCTCCGACAGCCAGCCACCACGCGCGGCGTAGGCATCGCGAGCGGCGATCGTCGGATGCTGAATTACCGTCATCCCGCTATGCTCTTTTTCCTCGACGTGGTGTCGGTGCCCTGTGTGCGCGTAACGCTTCGTTGTCGCGCCCCACACTTTCGGGAACTGAGCGGCAAAGAAGATCGGCAGCGCGTCGTTTCGCTTCATGTGACCGTGATGGAACGCGACCAACGTCTCACCGTGCTGGTGGACGTAGTACGGCAGCTCCGACTCGATCACCTTGACGCGCGGCTCTTTCTCGTAGAGCGCCTTGAACATGGCGCGGAGCCAAATGCTCGATGCCAGGTCGTGATTCCCTTCCGCCATCAGCACGACAACCTGCTCATGCCTCTCTAGCGCGAAGTCGACGATACGGCGAAGCACGCGAAGTGCCGCGCCAACAATTTTCGAGAATCGGCCGTCCTGATCCAGAATGTGACCATTCGTCGGCGTGACCGGAAGCATGCCGTCGCTGTGCAGGAAGTCTCCGAGCTGCGCGATCAAGCCTGTCTTTGCGGCTGGCGCGGAGTTGACCATCTGCTCAAACGCAGCAACAAGCATGCGCTCGGCAATTTTCACGTCCCAATCTGCGCCGCCTTCCTTGTGCCAGGCAAGCGCGCCAAGGTGGCAATCCGTCAGCGTGTAGACGTTGCACAAGTCGGCCTTCGTGTCCGCAGGCGCAGCAACCGGATCGACGCGCGGAAGCTCTTGCGCCATCGCGGCGAATGCTTCCTGCATGATTGCGGCCTGCCGGTCATTGTCGACAGCGCTCTTAACCCACTGGCCGCGCGGCTTTCCGTCGTCGCCGTAGTATGTCGAAACGCCTTTCACCATGAAGCCATCAGGAACGACGTGCTGCATGTCGTGATCCGGGCTGTATCCCGAGCGCGCGGCCCTCCGTTTCAGCGAGGCAATGGCGTTACCAACCGTTCCGCGGCTCAGTCCAAGCTTGGACGCGGCCTTGCGCTCTGATCCGTGCTTCTCGATGGCATCCAAGAATTCGATCTGCCGCGGCGTCGCCCAATCTCGCAGTTTCGGATCGATCAAGCGCTATCCCCTGTCTGTTTCCGGATTACCGGCACGGCGTTACCCGGCGTTTGCAGGTAGTCGGCGAATGCCTTCTCGCGATCAGCGATCATCGCCTCAGCCATCCTCGCCACTTTGGCAAGGTGCATGTCGTCAGCCAGATCGGCGTGCGGATCGCGCTTGCTTTCAAGCCCGCGGTCGTATTCGGCGGCGCACATGACAATCGCCAGCACCACGCATGCGAACAGCACGACGAACAGAATGCTCACGATCATCTGACCCTCCAAAGTATCTTTTTCCGATTCGCTTATGGGGCACGCTTCACGCTTTGTATCCGCGTTCTCGCGTACTTGCGCAAAGTGCTTGCTAAAACATCGCTTTATTAGTATCGTTTCTCCATGCACTATCACCTACGGAGAAAACCATGAACCAAGCCGACATCCACTACTGGTTACACGAAGCGCCCGACGCCAAGATCGAAGCCGCCATTGACGC